GATTGTGTAAGAGCAGGCAAGTTATTTTGAATACCAATAAATCCGTATGGCAAATCTTGTACTACAAGACTAAGGTTAGTCAATGCAATTCTTGATTTTTTCGCAAAGTCATCTATAGACCTTTGCGCTTGACTAAAATCAGCTTGTCCTTCTATTACTAATGCCATCTCCTAATCTTTTAAATATTTCCCTTGCCTCATTCTCGTCAATTCCTAACTTCTCATCTCCTGGTAATTCCCACAATTCCTCCGGAGTTTTTGGTGCTGTTTTGCTATCACCCATTACCCTCACAATAGTAAACATTAAAAGCCTTGTAAGCTTGTAATTGTCTATTTTTTTTTCCTCATAGCCCTTGCTCATCAAACTGAAGTGACGAGGGCTCAAATCATAAAACTCTTTTGGTTTCAAACCAAGTTCACCTAAAGCGAAGGATTCAACTTCTTCCCACGAGAGGTCTTTTTTTTTGGCTCTGATGTTGATGATTTTTTAATCAAATCATTGTCTGCCCAAACTTTTATTGCATTGTTTAGCTCAGACATATCCGCATCAGCAACCAATAAGCCCTCTACATAATCAACAAAATCACTAAAAGTTAGTGAAGGCTCAACATCTTTGACTATGCAATTATTGTAGTATCCACTATATAGGATATGTGCTACGCCAATCTCAGTCAAGCCTTCACCAACAAAACTCTTCCCCTCTTGAAATTTTCCTTCACTCAAATATCTAAATGAAGCCATGCCAAATTTTAGTCCAATAGTTTGGTCTTTGATAGTAACAGTACAGTAATTCATTATTAAGCAGTTATATCAAGAGTTCCGGTAGATGCTACTGAACCAGAAAAATTGATGAATTCGGTAGTAGATTGGTTAAGTGTAAGAGCTGTGATGTATCCACTAAACTGATGGTAATAAGCGGCACCTGTACTTGCACCTGTTACGGTTGGGTTTTGTACCCTTACTGTTACCAAAGTCTTGTTTACCATTGCGCTCAACAAGTCTTCATAAGATACTTGAGATACGCTTGGAGATACTTCGCAAATTGCATCAAAGTCAATGCTCATTGATGGTTCACCAATGCTTGTCAATGCACCGCAATTTGTTTGCTCGGTGGTGGAGTCAATAGTTGTATTGACTGAAGATGTACGCAGACACACGAGGTTTTTGTAAGATGAGCCACCAGCTACATCTATCTCGACATTCTGCAATGATCCTTGAATCTGTCCCATTTTTGTCTATTTTTGAATTATTGTGTTATTAATCGTTAAAATTTTTCTTGCTACATAGTTTTGTCCATCATTCACAGCCAAATATCTTGACCCAGTTCTTGCCTTAGCAAATATTTGAAAATCAGCATCCCCAATGTCTTTAATGCCAGAAGTAGGTATTAACAAAGTTAATATTTGATTGGCAATATCATCTACAATGCTATTATCCCTTGTCATGTATTGTTCACTAAAAATGTCAATAATTACATCAGCATCGGTCACAAATTGCTGATTGTTGTTATCTGCATTCTCAGTTATATCACCAATAATAACATAATTATCTGGTACGGTTTGAAATGTATCATTCCCATATACAGGTACATTTACCCCACCATAGGATATGTTGCCATTTAGTATAGACAAATATTGTGTTCTTATGTTATTGCTACAATCTTTCATCTTTTTTAAAAATCCTCTGCAAATTATTCACTAAGATAATGAAATAACTTTTAACTGTGGGATAAAAGTATGGACTTGGTCTCATCCAACCTTTACCATTTTTATAGTATTGTCTTGCCAAATCTTGCCATTCCTTCTCTTTACCAGGGTAATTTGGGAAGTACCTACCTGTTCCAAATTCAATATAAGATTTAGCCGTTGTTGCCATTTGAGTAAAAGATGCTGCCATTTCAGAATCAGCTAAATGCACCAAATCTTTTGATTTGTGCTTTAACTTAGCAAGTGTTTCATCAATGCCTTTTATCTTTAATACCAATGGGCCTTTAGCCATTAAATAACTATTTTCTTATATTGGTGATAATTTAAGCCATCCCAATTAGGATATTCTTTAAGCATACCCTCTTTGGCAGCACCTTGGAACTGCTTACCCCTGTTCTCATAGCTCCATGCGACAAGAGTCAAAATATCTGTTACCAAGTCCTCTGGAACTACTCCGTATCCAGCCTGATATGTTACTTTGTAAAATCCTTGCGAGTAAATCCAAATCTTGCCTCCGATCACCTCGTACTCTACATTTTTTGTCAATGTATCGTAGGTGTTCATGCCAGTTTTTATTTTAAGTTCATCTACGCAAAGCAATGGCCCATAAGGTAAGTCTATCATCCATACCTCTGGTACAACTCCCGTGCATTGAAAATCTACCCTGTATTGCCTATTTACAAGGCTTAGTCCGGTAAGTTTCTCAATGTGTACTCTCGCAGAGTTTATCAAATCTTTTATCAGAACATCGTCAGATGTATAATTGGTAATTCTAAGCCAATTCTTAGCATCAGTCAAGCTTACAGGCTCAACCACACCATTTGATACAACCGTTATGCCATTAAAATATATCGCCATCTTTATCTATATTGATTGACCTTTTCTCTGATCCAAGGTTCAAGTTCATCAAGTTTTTTTCTTGGGTCGTGTTCTTTTGCTCTTTCTTTTGCTTTTCGACTACACTCTCTATATTTCTTTTCATCATCCAAGTCGCTAATCGCTTTAACCCAAGCCTTAATATCATCTCGTTTCTTAACATAAATACCAGCTTTTCCGCAGTTCTCTAAAAGACCTGGTGTGTCAGTAGAAATAACCGGAATACCACTACTCATCGCTTCCGTTGCCGTTATCCCCCAGCTCTCGTACTCACTTGGCATCAAAAGAATGCGAGTCATAGCATAATAATCTTTAATATTTACGCTCTTCTCAACAATCTTCACATTTGGCAACTTAGGTATAATTTGCTCATCGTAAGAGCCCATGACACCTAAGAACTTTTTATTTGGCATCGCTCTCGCAATCTGCTCAAATATCTCTCCACCCTTATTCTTGTTCAAATTAATTAAAGTAATATACTCACTTTTATTCGGGTCATTCTTCAAGTCAAAAAAACGATAGTCGGTAGGGGGAGGCAATATAAAGTTACTAAAATTATAATTAAGTAGGTCTTTTAGCCAAAAAGAATTATATATGATGTGCTGTTCCTTCTCAGCCATTATTATCTCTGGGTATGGGTGGCTATTGTGAATAAGATGAAAAACAGGCTTTTTGTACATTTTTGCCGTGTGTATTGTCCATCTTGTATAGTCCAAATGGGTAAATACCCCATCGCACCACCTCATCAACCCGTCTATTACATTAGGATTAGGTGGAAACACATCCACCTCATCAAAAGTATAATTATTGGTAATCCGTACATAATTGGCTTGGTGAAGCAAAACTCGCACATTATGGCCTTTGCTTATCAAATGTTTGGCTATTCCATGAATCATGGTCTCAGCTCCGCAAAGGTGGCGAGGTGGGTATAGGTGTACGCTTAGTAGAAAGTTCATAATAGTTTATTTGCAGATGCGTTAAAAATATCAGTATAGTCAGCAAAGTGACTCCATAAAGTGCTTTGATGTGGCTTTTGCCACGCGATCATCGGGCTTATGATAAATGTCTTGCCGTTAGGGTGTATCCATGTTTTTAGCCAATCATCGAACATAATGCTCGTATCCTCATATCTCTCGGCTATTGCCTTTGGATTTCGGTACATGACCGCGTGAGTTGTCCATGCTCCAAAGGTCTTAAATAAATTCTCACTATAACGCTCAATAGGAGCCACAAGGTTGGCCCCTAAGTAACACAAGTCCCAATCATCAGGCAATTGTGTCAAAGCCTTGTAAAAGGGGCTAAAATCCTTTATAACCACATCATCCTCAAATAGCAACAATGTGCCATCCGTCTCACTAAGTATTTTCCTCATGGATTTGTTAAAGCTAACCTTTGGGTTGTCATCATGCTCGGCATAGACCACACTTGGTACCATTCCGGTCTTCTTAATTTGCTCTAAGGCATCATTGAGCCTTAAAACTTGACCATGAACAGTTAAAACTTTACAAACCATAAGTAAAACAAAAATAGGGAGCGACTACTTAGCCGCCCCCATTTAGAACCATAACAATCAAACCCGATTAGATAGCTCCGTAAACAGCGGCAGTTGGTTGGAACTGGAGGAGTTCGCAACGAGCCTCGCAACGGAAGGTAATGAGGTTTTTGATAAAGTCATCTTGGTCGAACTCGGTAGAACGAATCCATCACATAAATCTTGGAAGCAGTAACCAAGCTATGAGGGATAACGGGAACGCCTACGATACGAACGTTACCATTCTGGTCAATAACCATGCCACCAGGTACAGAGTAGTCGTTTGGCTTGGTTTTCAACAAACCAGCCCAACCTGCGTGTGTAGTCAAGGCAAGGTTTGGAGTCCAGTTCAACGCGCCCAACTGAGCTACATAGTCGATGAACTTCTCAGCGGTGTTAGCACCAGAAGAAGAACCTGCGGTAGCAGAAGCAGCGATGGCGTTGAGGTAATATGTATCTTCAGCCTTTTGGAAGTCTTCGATCAAAGACTGCTGCAAATAAGCTTGCAAGAAAGGAAGGTCATCAATCATCTGGCGAGATACTTTAGCGTAACCAGCGATGAAAGACAAAGCGGTGTTTACTACGGTTACATCGTAATCAACTTGAGGCTTTGCAGAACCTTCAGTTTGCTTACCGAAAGAACCTTCACCAACTGGGCTGTTGCCACGAGGGAAAGATACAGAACCAGTTGATACTGGGATGATGTTGAATACACTTCTCAGGTGAGGGTTAACAAAGCTACGGAGAGCTGGGTTGTCAACGTAAGAGGTGTAAACAGAACCAGTAAGGTTGTTAGAAATGGTCATAGTACCTACGGCCTTCAAATCCATCTCATAAGAGAAACCTTTACCGTTACCACGAGCGGCAGACTTAATGTCGTTCCAACCCTTTTCGATAGCGGCACCAATTTCACCTTTGATGTTGTTGATGTGGTCAGCGTAAGAAACGGCAACCTTCTTCTCTTCTTTAGCTTGGAGCTTACCAAAGGCAGCTTTAGCTTCTTTAACTTCGGCAACAGCTTCAGCAGCAGTCTTGTTTGCCTTAACCATCTCTTCGTTGATTTGCTCAACGCGAGATTCAAATGCTTTAGCGGCTTTCTCGGTAGC